AATAACATGTTTTCTTCAATAGCACCTTGCTTGTCTAAGTTTTTAAGGATTTCATCAAAATCACCTAAAGCACCTGAACCAGGAGCAGCAGCTCCAGCAAAGCCAGAATATACATTACCTCTATCTTCTATAGCAGCAAATAATCCTTCAGTACCTTTTACTTCTTGCCCTCCAGCAGGTTGAGCACCAGGTCCACCAAAATCATAATCTACTAAGTTAGCAGCAGTTGTTCCAGCAGGATTCATAAACTTACCTTCAACCATTGCCATTTCTAAGTAATCCTCAAATCTTAGTCTTGTTTCAGACTCAGCTTTTAGATACCATAAATATCCTGATTGACCATCTTCAGTAGCAACTTCAACCCAACCAATCTGAGCAGTGTCAGAACCGTTAATTTGAAAGTTATCCTTGATAATCAATGGAGAATTTTGATATTGAGTAAAAGATGGCTCAATAGAACCTTCCATACCAATTGTACCTTTTCCAAAGTCTGAACCATATACAAACATATTTACAGATCCTACTAATTGTGAAGGTAGTGGAGTAGCTCCAACATCACCGTAAACAGCAATGTTAAGCACATTCTTTGTGTAAGCAACACTACCAACATTAGCATCACCTAAAGATTGTACTAAACCTTTTGCAGTTACTAACCCAGTTGCGTTGTCAGCTAGCAAAATTGTTTGACCAACTCTCACAGCGCCTTCAGTAGTACTAGTTCCAGCTAAATCAATAGTAACTGTAGCATTAGCATTGTTGTTAGCAGCGTTAGCACCAACACAATTTTTGTATGCGATGTGTAACCTGTTTTGTTCAGACCAAATTACCTGATCAGATGTCATAGGCATTTCAGCGCCTACCATTCTCAAGAAACCACCAATAGTTCGGTTTCCGTATCTTTCAACCTCAGCTTCATAAAGCTCAGGAAGATATTGTTGTGCAAAAGTTCCACCACCAGATCCAGAATCAAAAGTAAGATAATTCTCTCTTAATGTCATTCTCTTTTGTGAAGGAACTAAACTTGCGGGAAAACTCCCGCTGTTTTGAAAACTCATAGTTTTTAGTTTTTAGTTTTTGTTTTAAATTTTAACTTTGTGCTATCTACACCGTTAACCGCCTTAACTTTAAAACCATTTATAAATATATCTCCATTGTCTTGCGGACGTGGATCGTTACTTATATTTTTTGATTTTGCATTTATATTTTTAATTGCATCTGTTTTACCTTGCTCATAAAAATGTTCAGCAATAGAATCAGCATTGCTTGCGGTATATATAGCTTTATGATAACCATTTAAATCATTCACTTCTCCCGTGTTTCCTAAAAACTTTCCAAGAAACGACTTAATGTTTGATTGATTTTTAGCTATATTATCTGGATTTTTTACATTATAATTAAATGTTTTTTCACCAACATTAAATTTGAAACCTTCAAAATCATTGTTGAAATAACTATTAGTTTTTTCTGTAAAATCTCCATGTTGTTTTTGAGCATCTTCTTGCTCTTTTCTATAGCGATCAAAAAAATCCATTGCTTTTTGTTGCGTAGGGTTTACATCAGATTTCAACTTGATTTCTGCGTAATATTTAGATTTTGTTTCTTCTAAAAAATTCCTAGCTTTAGCTACTTCTTCTTTGATTTCTAATTTTTTCTTTTTAACCTCTATCTCATCATCTACTTCGTCATCGTAAGAGAATCTATCTTCTATAAGAAAATCAATTTCTTCTGAATCTAAATGTGGTTTAGAGTTTTTGTAATATTCTTTTAATAAAGTATTTGGATCAACGCTCGAATAATCTGCATTTAATCTTGAATAATCATCTATAGATCCACCTGTCTCATTCATGAAGGAAACTAGTTTTTCAATGTTTTCAGGCATTTGAATCTTTGTCTCTTCTACTTTTTCAATTATTTCATCTTTTGGTTTTTCTACTTCTGTAATTTCAACTATCTGCTTGTCTTCTACAACCTTTTCTACTTTTTCATTATTATTGTTAGTTTCTTTTTCTTCTTTTACTTCATCAATAATTTTCTTTTCAGTATTTTCTTCAGGTTTATTTGTTAGATCTAGTTTAAATACATCATCGTTTGGTCTTTTATACGATGGTTTTTTCATTTTTAAAGGCAAAGCCTCTTGTTCTTGTTTTGTTGTTGACATAATATAATATAATATAAATTATTACTCTAATGATTCAGGTGTACCTGGAGCATCAGCTTGTGCTTCAAAATCGATTGCAGGTGTTCTAGTGTCTCTTTGTTGTATCATTTGACTCTGTTGTGTTCCCTCCAATCTAGTTCGTTCATCTTTTCTATCTTCTATAAATTTTTCTCTAGTTGCTATTTCTTGTAAATCCATTTGTTTCAACTGCATGTCATATTGAAACTTTTGATCCATTTGTTGATTTGTTATTTGAGCAGCTTGTTCCATTCTAGCTAGCTCTAATTGAGCCTTACCTTGCTCTATTTGCATCGTTGTTTCAGCTAAAGCTTGAGATTTCTGAACTTCAGCCATTGCTGCTTTTTGAGCAGTTTCTGCNTTTGCTTGAGCCTGTGCTTGAATGTTTTGTTGTGCTATTTGTTGATCTTTTTGTTGCTTCTTTTTTCTTCGCTGTTTAAGCATTTGATTAGCTAACTTTATGTTAGATATTTCTCTAAGATCTATAGCGTCCTCAAGGTCAATTTGTCCACCTTGTAAAGCTATTTGAATGTTTTGTTCTAAAACTTGCTTTTCCTCCTCATCAGGAGTTAGCTCTAAATATATTCCAAAGTCGTGTATGTTTAAGTTTTTAAGTTCTTCAAGAGTAGCTGTATTGTATCTACTTAAACTATCTTGCAGTGCTTGTTTTGTAAATGGGTAATCTAAAGAATCTCCAACTCTTAGTGTTATATTTTCACATACTCTTGAAGTCAGATATAACATACCCTGTAGCAAGTGTCTTGTTGCTGTGTTTGAATTAGCCGCTGCTAATTTTTGTATACCTACTAAGGCGTTTTTATCAGGAGTACTACCGTCTCTAGCTTCGTTAAGTCCTGTTACATCTCTTATCATCTGTAAATAATACTGATAAGTTTGTATTAAACTTTGTATTTTAGCACCACCTGATGACGACTGCAGTTCTTGTATAGGAACTTTACCATGGTTCATTTCACCATCTTGAGTCATTGATCTACCTACTATACTACCAGTTTGGAAGTACATGTTTAAGGCTTCTGCAGGGTTATAATTAGTACCATTTCCTAGGTCAACTTCTGCTAAACCGTCCATATCTAAGTAAACACCGTCTGGAACCATTCTAGACATAACCTGTTGTAACTTGAGATGTGTGAGCTGTATCATATCAGCAAAACCAGTTACTCTGCTTACTAAAGACTGAACTCTTCCTTTGTACAGTCTAGGAGCACAAACAGTATAATTCATTCTAACTTTATTAGTATTAGCTATAGGTCTAGTCATATTTTTAGCTAACTGCCACTCTAACATTAGTGGATGTCCTAGAATTTTAGCACCAGAATAAAGTACTTCTATAGATCTAGATATTCTTTGAAAGTTGTCATTTTCAGGAGGATTAAATGTATCAGGCTTTTCCAGCACTTTTTGTAATCCTGTATTAGTTTCTTTTATTTTAAAAACTTGATCATGGTAAGTTTTGTATTCAAAATAAAGAACTTGCACAGTGTTATTATCGTTTCTACCACTCCAGTTTCTTAAATATTCTTCATTACCTCTGTATTGTTGTATAAGTTCCATTTCTTCATCTGTTAAATGAGGAAACTGCATTTTAAGATCTTCTAACGTAACCGCTTTAACTTCGCCAACGTAATATAAATCTTCAAAATTTGGATCTGCAGTATATGAATATACTAAATTAGCGGGATCTACATAATCTACGACTATGCCTTCGGCTTTATTCCAACTAGTTTTTGCTGCCCCAATACCAATTGTTACTAAATCATAAGTAAATCTTCTTCTAATTAAATCAAATTTATTTTTGTCTAAAATATTGTTTATTAATTCTTCTTCAGCTATTTCAACGCTTTGTTTAAAATCTAATTGTAAATGAAGTTCTAGTTCTTCAGGGCTTTCTAAACCTAGTTTTTTACTCTCTGGTGATCTTACTTCTACTCCTAATTCATTTTTAAGTTGTTCAAACATTTCTCTTTGCTCAACATCTCTCATTAGTTCTTGTGCGTATCTAGTTCTTTTATTTGTAGATTCAGGGTCAACAGCAAACGCTTTGATATCAAAATGTCTTTGTGACATACCATTAACAACTATATCAACAAACTTAGCCACTATTGGAACAGGCTGCCAATCAAGATTTAAATATGATAAATCACCATTTATTGATAATTCATCTTTATATTTTTGAATAGGCTGTTCTCCTCTAGCATATAATCTTAAAGTATGGTAAGCATTGAAGTTCACAGCATAACCACCACCTTGAGCTCCCGAACCTAATCCACCTCTATAATTTCTGAACCATTCACCTTCTATCGCTTGCGCAACTTTCAGCCCGTATTCAAATGTTGCTTTTTCTGCCGCAGGTACCACCTGATTCGGAAAAGCGCTATAGTTAGTAGTTATTTGCATTTATTTTATTATTTTTGAAAGTGATCCTTTATTGTCGTACTTTTTAATACCTAGAGAAATAGCCTGAAGTTCTACAGGTGCCTTAGGAACATAATTGTGTTTGTTACAAGCCATTATGGCTAAACCAGAGCTTATCGAAGCATCATGTTTAGTTCTGTTATTTATATTAAATTGAGCCCAATCTTCAAGCGTTTCTTGGAAATACATGTCTCCATGAGTTTCACCTAAGTCACCAACAAATGTTTCTATATAAGTTTCTATAGCCGCTGCATGAGCTTGTTTTATATCTTCACTTGAATTTGGTATTCCACCTATTTCTTTTTCAGTAGTAGATAATTTGTTCCATATTTTATCAGGTCTATTAATACTAAAACCTCTATATCCCCTTCTTTTGAAATAATACAATAATCTAGGTTTGTTATTCTCTGCTAATATAGGCATGCCATAAAATATACAAGCCATCAATACGTCTTCAAAAAATATTTCAGCCGTTTCAGGTCTTGATATATATTCTAAAAAAAAGTGATTAGGTGGGCAATCTGCTAAAGAAAACTTACTCAAGCCATGTAAAGATCCATTAGATCCTTTTCCATCTACTGTTCCTGATATGTCATAACTATCACAACCAAAAGCTCCTAAATATTCGTTGCCTGGGTATTTACCTCCTTTTTTATTCACAACATTATTTTGTAAGTGAAAAGCAGGAACCCAAGTTATATTAAATCTTCCTTTTTGATTTGGAAAAAACTGTACTTTAGTATCTTTAATTCCATTTTGCCATTGAAAATTACCTGTAGTAACTTTTATAGAGTTTACTAACTCTTCATTATAATCTATTTGTTGATATATTTTAGCTAAGTTAAATAGACTAGATTTAGTTTCATCTCTAAAAGCATGAGCTTCTGTTCTAGGAAATTGTCTATAATATTCATTTAAACTATCTTGATCAGATTTTAAACCATCTACTTCATTGTCCCAATGCTCTATTACTCCTGTTTCAATTGGCAGACCATCAACTCCGATTGTTTTATTTTTTGGCGTAATGAATACAGGTGATCCAAAAGTATCCATGAATCCTTCGTAGTTCCACTCCATAGGGATGAAAAGAGAATAGAGTCCGCTA